CATCTGCTTCTACTTCGACACTTTCAATAGCGAACAGCTTTTCTACTGTCGCAGGGTCACGTACCTCAAACTTTAAATCTTCAAAGGTAGGAAGTGTATGAAATCTATCACAGTGTTTATCAATTACACTAAAGATAGTATGATATTCACTGGGTAAATAATCTTTGCGAACAGACGTCCAGGTCTCAAAGTCCTGCAGCGTCAACACCTGCTTAATTAAAGCACTCGCAATATTCAACACTTCCCCCGAAGATTGTGTAGCCCCGAAGGGCTACTAAGTTTTTAGCCTGCGGCTTTTTCTTTCTTTGCAGCACCATCGTAGTCTTCCGCAACAAGACCTCGACGAGTCAACATAGTTTTAACACCGCGTGCAGTTTTACCAATAGCTTCTGCAATTTCTTCAACCGTCATTGAAGAAATATCACCTAGGTCTGCCAAAGGATCTTCCTTAGCTGAACCTTTTGTATGCTCTTGACGCGGAATCGCATCAATATCACCAGAACGAAGAAGACTAAGAGCTTTACCTCGTACTGAGTTTACTGAACGATCAAGCGCATCAGCAATCGCTTCAACGAAAGCACCATCATTTACCATTTGAATAAATGTAGCTTCTTCGTCTTCAGAGTATGTTCGGACTGCTTCTACTTTAGGAGCAGGCTTAACATGATCTGTCAATTCCATAGAAAGAATCTTTCCTTGGATTGACTTGGCAGAGAAAGCTCCGCCTTCAAAGTTTTCAGCGATTTGAGCATAAGTATACTCACCGCTATTGTCTTGCACAAATGTTGCAAGAGTTGCTTCCTGTGATTCTGAGAAAGCACGAGAGCTAGAAGCTGAAGCAAGTTCTACTTCGTAGCCCATTTTCCTCAATTTGCTTGAAATTGAGCGAGTTGAAGTCTCAAGCTGATCTGCTGCTTCTGCAACTGTAGCTTGAGAGATAGGTGATTCATCACCGACAAAATTGACAAGCTCATCAGTTCGCTCGTCTGTCCACTTAGGCAATGCCATTCGTTTCTCCTAAAAAGTCTAATAGATTTTCGACTATTGTTACGCCAGACTCTCTGGCTTTTGTTGTTTTCTGGGACTCGACTCCACTCTCATTTACCAGTATTGTTACGTCTTTTGTGACACTACTTTTTACTGTGTAGCCATGCTGTTCTAATGCTTCTGTAGCCTGAGCCTTGGTTCCAAAACTCTTTAACTTTCCACTAATACAAACAACCCCTCCAGTCCTTATTTTAGGACTCTCAAAGGCAAAGCTGTGTGGTATATCGAGAAGAGGGTATTCTTCATCAATCCACTCCAGCAAACTTTCAGTAGCTTTTGGACCAAGACCTGCTTTTGCACAACTATCTTCATTTATATCATGTATTGATTCGCATACTGCAGATAGTTTCTCTGAGGCTGTCTTCCCTATGAGGCGAATACTGAAAGCTGCCAGTAATATATTTAATGGTGCTTTTATCGAGTTTTCTATTTCTGTAAACAATTTCTCTCCGAGCTTTTGTGATCCCAGTAGATTAACGATTTCGTACTCTGATATTGCATAGATGTCATTTATGGATTCCAATGCCAAAGATGTAATTGCAGCTGGGCCTAGACCCTTGATTTTAAGAGTCTTGGCAAAGTGTTCAATCTTCTTTGATGATTGGTCTCCGCAAAGAGTATTACGGCAATATAAGAGCTGATTCTCCCACTCAAGAGTATGCCCACAACTAGGGCACTTATCTGGGGCGGTAATCGTCTGCACAAAAAAGTCTCCGATGAAATTGAAAAGATATTATATAAAAATTTAAGTTCGTTGTCAAGAACTATTTTTCGTCAACACGTCGCAAAATTCGAGGTATAATTTCACCACTGCGAATTACCTCCACCTTGCATCCGATTTCAAGATTTAATGATTTGATGTAATCTATATTATGTAGTGTAGCTTTCTGAATTACGGCATCTCCAATAGTTACAGGCTCAAGTATTCCTACAGGGCTCACAACCCCGCTCTTACCTACTTGCCACTTTACATCAATGAGTGTAGTTATTACACCATCTTTTTTCTCTTTGAGAGCAAAAGCCCCGCGAGGATGATGCGCAGTATACCCTTGTTTATCAAACTCCTTATTCTCATTCATTCGATAGACAAGACCATCTGTAGGATATACATCCTCATAAATATGTTGTACAGTTGCAAATCCGTGCATAAGAAGATATTCCATAGTGCCTGTCCATCGAAGAAGATGACTAGGCTGCATATCATATGCAACAAAGTTTACATTTCTAGACATAAACTCGTCTAGACTTTTTAAGTTCAAAGCACCTGCTGCATAGTTTCTTGCATTTGGAATAGTTTTCGGAGCAACAAGTTCTCCTGTAATCTGTACCACTTCTTTGGCAGGTTTACCATGAATCCAAATAGGAACTTTATGCTGCATCTTATCTGTAATATCTTTACCGTGTATGCCATCACCACGAGTAAGAGCAAGCTGTAGTTCTCCACGAATATACACAAGAGATACAGCAGCTCCATCAAGCTTTGGACTAACTATGTATTCTTTGCCGGAAGGAGCATCATCTAAATTGAAAAACTTCTGTAAAGAATACATACGGTAAATGTGAGGAATCCCATCAGTAATTTGATGTCCTACATCATTAAACTTATACACATCAGCAAGCACATCAAACTGTTCATCTGATATAACAGGCTCGCCTTCATAGTATTTTTTAGCTGCGTGTTCTAAAAATTCGCGCATAGTTTCCTCACTTATTTCTATATATTATAGAGGATTTAAGGAATAAAGTCAAGGATTATTTATAGATTTGGTCAAGAAAATCTTTAAAATGTTCTTCTAGTATATCTTTACTCTCTGCCAAAGATAGTATCTCTACTAATCCTGCAAACAGCTCTCTTGAATTATCAAAATCTAATTCCATTGCAATTCCTTCGGGCGAAGGCATCCACT